TTGTTCGGAGTTAATTACTTCTCCTTTATACACGCAACTCATTTTCTACTCTCTCTAATTTTTCGTTAACAGACTTTTTAAGACTGTCTGCATAATCTCTTAATGTGCTAATAGTCGTATACAAGTGTCCTTGTGCTTGTCTACCATCAATTTGCTTTTCTAAATCACTAATCACAATTTGCACTGCACATAATTTTTCTAAATCATTCATATTTCGCTTCCTCATAAATTTCATCTAATGATTTTTGTGACCCTTTCTTTTCCCACCAATCTTTTAAAAATTCGTATGAGTAAATGGCAGAGTCTGCCTGTTTGTTATAATAATATATATTCTTCGAACGAAAGTCTGTTACGTTCTGATTGAACAACGGAAATGTATACACTGGTCCAAACCCATGCATCACATTATTTTCAAATGAAGGCGGAGCTCCAAGTGGCATTCTATAATGAATTGCTAGAGGTTTATCGTTTTCCGTTTCAATAAAATAATAATCAATAATCTGTTTTGCATATTCACGTTTGAGTGCATATGCTTGTAATCCATGGTCCCATAGTCTACGACGACGAATCATCATAGGTGGATATTCGATATCTGTTTCATAAGGATATTCAAATACATTACATAAATGCAATGCTCCCCATTCAGCTTCGATACCTTCAATAAATTCCATGAGTGTAAAGTTCCAAAGCTTTACAGGCTCAAAGTCAACATCATCTTCAAAGAATAAACCAATCTCTTCGTTAGTATTTTCATACCACCATTTGATTGTAAGTAAATGAGATGACGTAACACCCTTGGTCATTATTTCTAACAACCCTGGCTCGCCTATAAACGGTATAGAATCTTTTCCATATCGCTCATAAACATGCACATGGATATTATTAACACCAAGTTTTGAGAACTCTTTTTCCGTGTATGCTTTACGGTCGGGACAATCAGCTAGATTGATTATGTTCGGTGTCGGTATTTTCTCTAGTTTGCTCAAGTTTGTAATCTTCATTCAGTTCATTGTAAATATCAGTTAGAATACTATGGAAGTTTCTTACTGAACCATTATTATGTATACGATAAGTATTTACATTCATTTCTTCTTCTAAAACATAAGCACTATCAATAGGTGTTTCGTAATTAATAGTGTATTCTTTAATTAGATTACCATTAAAATATCTACGACTGTCTGATGAATAATCATGACCATCTCTTGTAATCTGAACAATTACAATATTTTCATTGCCAACTTTTTCGATAAGTGGTTTGAGTTCTTCTACAAATCCACCATCAGCAACTGCATAATGTACTTCATCTTCAATTTCTTCTGCAACTAATTTACCAAAGTAATCTAATCCTTTCTTTGGCTTCATAACATTTTCAGAAACATGTATCATTGCTTCTCTTCGTGAATGGTCACCAAGAGCATGTTCTACAACTTCTTTTTGGTCTCGGTCATTATAACCTTGCATGAACCAATCTTTGTCCACTCCAAAAAATTCAATTGTTTCTTTAAACAACTGATGTTTAAAACTTAATGATTTAAAGCCAAACATCTCTTTATATAAAGATGCAGCTTCGTCTTTACCACTGCCTGGTGGTCCGTTAAATATTACTATCATTTTCTTTTCCGTTAAAAAATCCGAATTTTGCGATATAATAAGAATCGACAATATCGGATATTGGATTATATCCCTTTATTATATCAAGTTTAGCGCGAATGTCAACCCCTGTTTCTTCATTAAAGGATTCTAACATTAAATCTTTATTCGCATTGCCTTTACCTGTGGCAAATTTCTTAATTTCTGTAGGAGCAGGTACAGTGTACTCTATTCCTTGTTTCCAGAGTTTATATTTAAGGAGTCCTGCGTTTTCTGCAATTTGGAAAACTCTTCCGACTGCTCCAAAGGCGTATCCTTCAATAGCAACTCTACTACATCCGGCGGCAGATATCCACTGTAAACTCCACTCGGCCAAATTATTGAAGCGCTCACAGTCTTCGCTCCATTCTGGATAAACTGAACAATTGTAGTTTTCAGCTTCTCTAATTTTTTTCTCATTTGGCACCATGTAATAAAATTTGCAATTTGAATAACTCCACTCTTCGCCTGAATGTACACAAACTGCAGGTGATGTTAAACTGTAATCTACTCCTGCAACGACCATAATAAACTCCTCATTATAAAGGATTATTTATATTAGTCGGCACGGTAAAATATGTGACTTCCTATTGTTCCAACGACCTGTAATGTTGGAGCCCAATATGGGCTAATCCAATCTGCATGATAGTGAGTAGAACCTTCAGTCAATCCACGATATTTTCCTTCTTTAAGAATTTGTGTTGATATTAAAACAGCTTCATTCCATGCATCGCTATCATAAGGGTCGTCACTTTTTCCATCGCAATACCAACTGAACTGACAACGATTACGCACAGGTACGAGTTTACTAGAGTCTTTCCAGGATGGTTTGTGGTCTCCCTGGTATATTACATCACATACTGTATGTGGGTATCTATCGTCTCGTACTCTATTCAGAACCACATCTGCAACTGCAAATTTACCTGCAAGATTATCACTTCTTGCTTCATGGTAAATATTAAGTGCCATACAATGTTCTGCTTGAGTTAAGACATAATCAAATTTAATTTCTTTTGTTTCACCGAACAAAGGACTTACGATTGTAAGGGCTAATAACCCACTTATTATTTTACGCATTATTTTCTATCTGTATAGGCTTTAAGTAATTCATCGCCCTCTAGCTTTTCTCCAAAGAGATGAATGAGTTCTCCATTTTGGAATCTCTCGATATGTCCATCTGGATAAGAATAATCAACTACCATTCCATTGTCAGTATGTTTTTGAGTTTCCTCTGTTTCATACCACATTGACTTTAGTCTATGCATATGCATTCCTGTAGATTGCTTATTCCATTCATCTGCTTCAATTAACATAGAGTATTTCTCCACCATCGCTTTATATTCAGTCATCATTTTTCTTCCCTTCAATCTCACCTTTTAAGTCGTCGAGTGCTTTCTCGAGGTCTTTCAAGTGAGGATATCTAGTATACGCTGGGTGCGCATAATTACTTGTAACATCAGCTGCGTCGTCAACAGCTGAAGGTTTTTTATTAAAGATTCTATCCCATTCAGAATCAAACTTTTTCTTATCTTCGGGTCTTCTTTTTGAGCCCTTGCCACCGTGCCATTTACTCATAATCTACCTAATTTACTCATCGATTGATGAACTCTATCTAAATCTGGGTCATTTAAATGCCCATAAATTCCAACATCGCCCGACCAAGTGTATTCACTCATAAAGTCGAGCGGTGGTTCCACAAAATCTTGTGTATCTCTATCCATAAAGGCAACTTCCCATAGGCCTTTTCTCCACCCATAAGAACCAGTAAATCTTACAGCTGATACGATGTAATCATCATAATCAAATTGTATTCGCACACCGTCGTGCCACTTTTGTTTTTCAGGCCATTTAGGCATTAGCTCATTCTCCCTATAATAAATCCTAGCCAAAATACGAAGATGTCAATAAAGAAATGCATGATAAAACTTAGTGCAAAAATTTCTTTCCAATGAACTTTGCAAATATTAAACCATTCAGCAATTTTCTTCATTAATCTTCTCTTTGGCCAAATCCATAATCAATTACAACTGGGAATCTTGGTATTCCATCAGGCGTCTCGTTAAAGTATCTTAGTGTTGCCCAATTTGGTGTATCACCATTGTCCCATAATTTTTTAAGTACATCTTGTGTACCTCTTACTCCTGCTCCAAAGTTTGTACCATCTGGTTTTTGTAATACAAAATGTTTTACATAACCAGCCCAGTTACCTTTACCTTCTAACATTGAAACAACTTTAAATTCGTCAGTAATAAACTCTTTACGCTTTAGTAAGTATTTACTTCTTTTGTTTTCGTAAGGCATATCGTATCGCACCATTTGCCCTTCGTAACCATCTTCCATCCATTGACCATAAAGATTGTCTAAACTTTCTTGTGATTGTACTGATATAGTTTCTACAACTTTAATTGTATTCATGTCAGAAAGTGTCATACCCAGCCTAAAAAACCTGCTTGAGAAGACTAAATCGCTCTCAGAAGTGTCATACATATCATAAACATGGTATTGCACAAGCCTTTCCGATTCTAAAATGTCATACTCTGTAGATTTTTGTTTACGAACAAGAGATGTAATTTTATTAAAGTCATCTTTAAGTTCGTGGTTATATAACTCACCATCGAATACATACTCTGGATGCTCATCAAATATTCCTTTAATTTCATTCCAAATATGTGGGCAACTTGTAATTGGCTTATTTGCTCTCGTCCAAAGTCCACTCTTGTTTGCAATGCATCGTATACCATCGAGCTTTGGTTGAGCGATAATTGGAAAATCATCATTCTCTTTATAACCACCAGCTAACATTGGTTTAAATGCTGTATAAGAGTCGATGTCTTTGATATCTTTGAAGTACTCTTTTTCAATTCTACGATCGTAGATGCTCATTGCTTCAGTTATTGCTTGAGTATAAGCAGTGGTTGCATTTGCACGACCAACATTTTTTGCTTTAGTTTCTTTCCAGCCTGATGTTACAAGCTTTCCATCTTTAATTCCAGCAATACTTCTAATTGCAGCAACATCATCTGAATCCCAACCATATTGAATAGTCAGTTCTCTAATTTTACCTTTTGTATCTCTTTTATAGAGAGTTGGTAATGATGATATATTTTGCATTAGTTTCTCCTCATTTTAGCAATCTCTTCTGCTTGTTTAGTACCTTTCATAACTGGAACCGCGTTTGATTTATGCATAGTAGCAATACCAACAATCAGGTCTCCAGTATACTTAAGTGTTTCTTTCTTTGTACCACTACCACCACCTGTAACTTCAAGCGATGGATAGTTTGGTGTTTCTCTGCGATAAGCAGATTGTGGTTTGTAAGTTTTGAAATTTTTGTAATTGCGTGGGTCAGGCATTTTGATGCGACCATAAGAATAATCAATATACTCTTGTAGAGTATCATATCGTAAGTCGTGCATACCTTTACGTTTCATGTCACGATTGTGCTCTCGCCATTGCAGCTCGAGCTCTTGTAATTTTGCTTTGGTTAGTTTGACTTTACGCTTTTTAGTGCTGATTGTCGATAAACCTCTAGCTAATCCCATAATATAAACCTTCAAATAAAATACAATTATAACACGTTAGAATGTATTTGTCAACCCTTAAAAAAGGGAGTCGGTGGTCGTCCGTTTGGGTGTTCCGTACTTACAGTCAGTATGTCGCTGGTTCTGGTGTTCCCTACTAGGAGCGGTAGCCGTCGTGGGTCCTTGCAATTTTGCTCGCCGTCATGGTTTATTCCCACCAACTCTTTGTTTGTTTACCTTCTGCCTCTATAGGCTCTTGGTAAGTTACTTTGTAAACTATCCTTTGCTACTTGTTTAAGCCATCTTTTTCTACCTTCAGCTTTTTTACGCTTACGCTTGGCAGTTGGCTTTTCGTAAAATTCTCTAGCTCTTAATTCTTTTATAATTCCAGCTTTTTCAATCTGTTTTCTAAATTTCCTTAACGCTATATCGAAAGGCATATCTTGTGGTGGCCTTCTATCTTTTGGATGTCTTGGCCTTGCTCTCAAATCAACGGTTCTACCATTGAATTGTTTATTATTATTAAATTTTCTCATATTGGGTTTATTATAATTGGTTTTGTTTGATTTGTCAACCTTTTTTTGCATTTATTTTCAAATTAAAAAAAGGGAAGCACTAAGCTTCCCTCCAAAAACGGCCAGGCGAGATGTCACCCACGTGGATTGTTTTTGATTAGGCTCCCCTAAGAAAGTCCAATACTGTTTCAGGTGATGTTTCTCCGTAAGGGTCAGTTTCACAATCATCAGATTTGCCAGGTTCAACAAACATCTTTTCGACAACACCATCATTTACAATCATAGCGTATCTCCAAGACCTTGCACCAAAGCCTAGGTTATCTTTACGAACAAGCATATCCATTCCAGCGGTAAATTCACATGAACCATCTGGGATAAATCTCACATTTTGTACGCGTTGGTCTTGCAACCAAGCATTCATAACAAAAGCGTCATTACATGATACACAGTAAACATCATCAATCCCTTCTGCTTGAAAATCCTCAAACCTAGCTTCATAGCCGGGTACTTGGAAGTTTGAACAGGTTGGAGTAAATGCACCTGGTAATGAGAATACAATTACTCTTTTACCACCGAAGTAATCATCGGTAGTGAGTTCTTGCCATTCAAAATCACCAGTATCTACGTTTCGAGAGCGTGTTTTAAAAGTTACATTAGGTACTCTTTTTTCCATAATATATTTTCCTATAGGTTAGTGAGAGGGCATTGCGCCCTCTCGTCAATTAAAGTTATTCTACTAAGAATTCCTTTTTATTATTGATTTTAATTTTCTGTGGTTTTTTATGGTCTGGAATAATTCGTTCCAATCCAATAGTTAATAAACCATTTTTGAAGCTAGCTCCGACGACTTCAATGTCATCTGCAAGAGTAAAGCTTCGTGTAAATTTCCTTTTGGAAATTCCTTTGTGTACAAAGACTTCAGTTGTTTCTTCTTTTGTATCATACGTTGATTTGATTGTCAACTGATTTTCTTTGACTTCGATATCTACATCAGATTCATCAAGTCCCGCAAGAGCTAATTCAATAGAGAATTTGTCCTCGGCTTTATTTACTCTGATGTTATAAGGTGGAAAACCTCCGCCTTGAGTTGGGTGGTTTTCAATTTCGACCAATCTATCGAAGATTCTATCGAACCCCACAGTGAATGGGGAAAGGTTGTGTATATTTAATCCAGTCATTTTTATCTCCTTTTAAGCAAGATTATTATTATACTATGGTGGCTATTAGCACACCGCCTATGTGAACCGATAATTCGTATTCACAAAATTATTTATACAGCTTCAGCGCTTTTACTAATAAAATTTTTAATAAAATTTCGTACTTCACGCGATGCAGATGTGTCATCATCTTTACATAGCTGTATGAATTGTTTCTTTTGTTCTTTGTTAATCTTAATTATTAACGTATCATCTTTTTTCATTTTTGTCACCTTTTTGTCACACGTATGTAACATTTGATATAAATAAAGTATATACAAAATATTTATAAGGAGAAATACAATGCTATACGATATATTCAAAAAATTCGACAAACTAATGAAGTCTGGCGATTTCTTAAAAGTAGCCAATAAATTCTTAGCTACACTTCTTATTGTTCCTTCATTAGCTTTTGAAGATGAAGTTAATATTCGTCACATAGACCATACAACTATAATGACTAAAGATGCAATGGTCATATTAGACAAAACAGCTGGTAAATTTTGGAATGCAAATTTAGATTGCAAACTTCCAATTACCACCGACTCTAAAGTCAATTTTAAAACTGACTCAAGAACAATT